TATTGCGTTCAGCAAATTTTGCATTGATAAATTCTCTAGCTTGATCTAGTGGCATATCTTTTACTACAGGCCAGCACTCATTAAAAGTAATCGGTGTGGCCAATTCGTATTGCTGGTTGCAAGTATCAACCACAAACTCAATCATTCCCTTTTTCTCTGCTAAGATTTGTTTATAATCATCATCTGCTTGTTGTCTTTTTGAAATCTCAATCATCATTCCCTCAATAGAGGTTTCAATGTCTTTCATCTTTGCAGTTTTATTCAACCAGCGTTTATCACGTTGTAGTTGTTCTGCATATTCTGCACGAATGTTATACTTTTCAACCATCTTTTCAATAAACTTGTTGATGGTTTCCGTTTTTGCTTGTACTTCTTTTTCGTCAAAGTATTTAATTTGTTCTGCAAGTGGCTTTTCTGCATCGTAAACAACTTTCAATACTTCATTTACTTCTTCCTCAAACAGTTCAATCGGTCTTTTGAGTTCTCGTTTTTTCTCTTTACAGAATTTATCAAGCGTTGTTCTATACTTAACGATTTCATTTTTAGCACTTACCATTTCCTTATAGTTTTCTTCGGTTACTACAAGTCCTTTATACTTTTCTAGTTGCGCTTCAAAATATGTTTTGATTTCGTCTTTGTTCCATTTGAATACTTGTTCGTTTTGACTAACAATCGGTGTTAAATTAATTTCCATTTATTTCTCCTTGTGTTAAAATACAAGTAGAGATATTTCACATACTCTCTACTCGCACGCTTATGGCTTTGGTCGGCTTAGCGTGCTTTTTTTATTTCTCTCATCCAGAAGTTGCTCAATATCAGTAGTAAGAAACCGAGCATAATCTGAAGAAATGCTGTGTAAAAATCAATTCTATCGATTTCTACAGAACCTACTGTTCCTATTATCATTAGGAACGCTATTGTTCTTACCATCCAAATCAATTTCATAATTCATTACCTACAATCACTAGCATTTGGCTGGTGATTTTTTTAATTTCACTTTTCAAACGATTGTTTTCTTTTTCCAATCGTTCCACCTCGTTTTTTAATTTTCTGTAACCAATAGCCGAGTATTCACTTTCAACTCCTGCTAGCGCCTCGACCTCTTTTTTGTTAAATCTAACTCCACTCATATTTGGGAGTTGTTTTAACTTGCCTTTGTTTCTTAGGTCGTATACTGCTGAAATCGAAATTTGAAACAATTCAGCTACTTGGTTAGCCGTGTATACAAGGCTTTCCATACATCACCTCATTACAATGTTGGGTTAAAACAAAAACCATATGCTCTATGATTATTAGGTTGCCCAAATCTTCGCTTTAACACCTCAGATGTGTTTTCACATTCCATTCGTTGAGCATCTTCACAATGACATTCCCACCCATAAGGTGTAATTTCATCAAATATTGTTTCGATGTAGTCATAGTGATCTTCTCTGATTTTCATACCAGCGCAAGCAATGGCTTCTTTAAACTTATTGTTGATAAACATTTTTGTATCTCCTTTCATTCCTTGCGTGAATATCTGCTTTACGTGCCAGTTTTACCCAAGATAGAATGACTTTCTTATTCCATCTTGATTGATTTCTTAATGGCCATTTTTTCTTGATGAGTTTTCGCCAGTATTGGCCGTACTCATCGTTACGGCCTGCATAACCGAATGTAGGCAATTTTCGTCCATACATTCTGTTTGCCACTCTTAAATCATTTTGATTTTGTACTAGCATTTTTATTCACCCTTTCTTTTTTCTACTTAAAGTAGACTAATAAGGCAAAATAATATCATCCATAGTTACTGAATACAATCTACATAATTCAGTTAAATTTCCGTAGTCGATTTCTGTTTTACCATTCTCCCAATTATTGATTGTAACTTTAGATTTCTTCATTTTCTTTGCCACATTTTCTTGAGATAAATTTGCATTAACTCTTGCTGCTTTCAATGAAATTTTCAATCGCTTCAATTTATCACCCCTTTCTTATGCTATAAGTATAGTTTACTTAAAGTAGAATGTCAATACTAAAAGTAAACTTTTTTAAAAAATAGTATTGAAGTTTACTACTTTAAGTATTAATATATGATTATACAGGCGAGAAGAATAGGAGTTTATCATGAATTCTGATTACAAAAAGGTATTTGCCAAAAATTTAAGTAATTTGTTAGCAAGAAACAAAAAGACACAAGCCGATTTAGTAGCCGATTTAAAATTAAACAAATCAACTGTTTCAACATGGGCTAATGGTACTAAAATGCCTAGAATGAATAAAATAGAACAGTTAGCCAACTATTTTGGGGTAGAAAAATCAGATTTAATAGAGGATAAATCTGATACAAACGAACAATATTATAATGATCCATCTGTATCCGAATACGCACAAGCTATTAAAGATAATCCAGATTTACGTATATTATTTGATGCTAGTAAAGATATGTCTAAAGACGATATAGATTTTGTTCTTAATACAATTGAAATGTTAAAAAAGAGAGAGGGCAAATAACTATGAATAGGTTGATAATTTTAATTTGCATGATACTTATTCCGTTGCATATCAATGCAATTTCTATAAATGAAATCCGTAATAATCCAAATCAATTCAAATTAGTATACTCGGACGAAACACGTGAAGCATACGTAGATAATTCAACAATTTCTGTAACAAGATATAATCCGCCTTATTACGCTATTAACGCTACTATATATTCAGTGTGGTATGACCGAAATATTATTGTAGAAACAAATCAAACCTCTTTTTACAATTACGAAAGAAGTATAGAAAAATTATCCATTAAATATAAGAATGTAGACGAGATAGCTAAAGAGGTAGCAAATGATACTGGAGTAAGATGGAAAGCTAATACATTTGTTTTTTATGACTTTAATGGTAATATGCTTAGTTCCAAACCATTATCACATCAATTTGATAATTCCATTGCAGGTAAAGCGATACTTTTTTCTCCCTCATATCAAGTAGCAATGTATATATTCTATAAATCTTATCATATGTATTTTAATTACTCACGATAAAACCAATTATTAAAAAAGGAATTTACTATGAATAAAAAAGGATATGCACTATTAATCATTCTAATTTTAGTTGTTATAGGTCAAGCAGCTTATACCTATAATCTAACAATGAAGATAGATAGACTATCAAATTCTGTTGCTAATTTAGATGCTGATAGTACAATCAACAATTTAGATGCTAGGATTAAAACAATAGAACAGGAATTATCAAATCATGACTTATCTGATATTGAAGCATTAAAAGATAATGTGGCAACGAATACAAGCAACATAGCATCTATCAATCAATATTTAGATAGCATTAATTTTAAATTAATAGATATCGAAAGTAGTATTTCTAATATCAATTTAAGATCATTAATCAACTAACGTATGAGAAATTTTATACACATACTACTTTGTACAATAACCCTACAAAGGGGATGATAGTATGAACATCAATTTGATTTACATTAAATTACGGAAAACACAAACTGCAATATTAAAGTTAAACGATGACGGAACATATACAATTCTAGTTAATAGCAACAAACCACGTGATATACAAAGGCAAGGAATACTACACGAATTGGGCCATATCACACATGATGATATGTACAATAACGCTAATGTTGATTTAATCGAGCGTATGGCTCATGCAAGGCAATTTGACGATGTAGAGGGTATCAACTTTTACACACACATCATATGAGGTGAATTATGCAATTCAATACAACAATTCGGAGAAAGGATAAAGGCTATCAAATTATAGTTAGCTATAAGGACGGATACAAGTGGAAACAGAAATCTAAACAGGGTTTCGCCACACAAAGAGATGCTAAACTCTATGGGCAAGAAATAGTTGATAACCTAAAAAAGACTATCACCAGTCCACTTGATGATAGTTTAAAAGATATAACACTTATTGAGTTTTACAGTATATATACAGATGAAAACAAAGCAAATGTATATTCTACGTTTAAAGCATATGACAATGCATTTCAGAAATTCAACACGCTATTCAATATGAAAGTAAAAGATATTTCTGAAATACAAATTCGGAAAGTAATTAATGACTTACAACAATCAATAGCCAGTAAAAATATGTGCATAACGATTATAACAAAGGTATTCGCTTATGCAGTATCACCATATAGGATTATTAATAGTAGTCCATGTAAGAATATTAAGCGGTTACATAAAACACAAGCATCTAAAATCAACGCTATAAGTGAAGATGATGTAACGCACCTGTTAGCATCGTTAAAAGGCCACAATTACAAATACTATATTGTGTGTTCCATTGCTGCCTATACAGGTATGCGGTATGGCGAAATCCTAGGTCTTACATGGGATGATATAGATTTAGATAACGCTATTATTGATGTGAATAAACAATTCGCTTATAGTGGTGAAAGTACATATATGATCCGCAATCTAAAGACAAAAAACAGTTACAGGAAAATACCCATACCACCAATACTAATTGATATACTACTTGAATATAAAAATACCACCAGCGGATTATATCTATTCAACAATCCAACTGGCGGTACTGGTGCAGTATCGGTAATGATTAAACGCTACTTACCGAACACATCCATCCATGATTTAAGGCACACGTACGCTACAAGGCTATTAGCAAATGGTGTTGACATAAAAACAGTAGCATCCTTATTAGGTGATACTGTTGATACAGTCATCAACACATACATTCACTATACCGATGAAATGAGATTAAAGGCACATGATAGTGTGTCTAAAATTTTCGGCTAGAATTTTTGACGGATTTATTGACGATTAGGAAATAAACCTTGCAATTACTGGTATTTTTAACCAATAAAACATATCAATATATTATAGCACAAACAAGGGTCGTTTTGAATGTTTTGTACACTCTATTTCAATAGATTTATACGTTCAATTTCTCTATTCTCACCTGACGCAATAAGCTGTAATTTTTGTATCCTATTGAGTCGTTTAATAGCATATTCTCGCGATTGTGCCTCTTGTTTACTTTGAAAGCTTTCATAATAAACCAAATACACTGGTCTACGACATTTCGTATACTTAGCCCCACCTTTTATAACGCCATTATGAGCATCCAACCGGTTTTTTAAATCCGTTGTCCACCCGCAATACAAGCTTTCATCAGCACATCTCACAATATACGTAAAAAATTGTTCATGATTCATCTTATTTACTGGCATCATCCTTAATCGGCTCAATGGTAATCGAATTAATGATCACAGAATCAACAGGCTTATCATTTTTATCTGTTTTTACCTTACCAATTTTTTCGACCACATCCATACCTTGTACAACTATACCAAAAATGGTGTGTTTATTATCGAGATGAGGCGTAGGTCCCAAGGTAATAAAGA